TTTATAATAAAACTCGCTATTTGTTTCATTCGTGCGCATCCTCTCATAAGCGATATGATAGTAGTTATAACCTCCTGCGAGCTTAGGGATTACTTGAAAGTAAACACCTCCAAAGTTTTCGATGTCTAAGCAAGCGAGCTTCATGAGTTGATCCCATGATTGAGATTCATTCGCTTTCTGTAAAAACAACTCACCTTGTGGCTCTACAGATTTGATGCCATTGCCCATGATGTAAACGCACTTACCATTGATAATTGCGTTATGCTTCGCAGACTTATTGTATAGCCATAGTAAGTAAGTAGGATAATCGTTACGATCTCCGAAAGGGATATATGAATATCCTCTCTTTTCTTGCATCAAAGGGATACGACTATCAGCAAAGTCTTGAGACTTTACTTCAATCAAATCACCCTCGAAATTAACCGGCGTATCCTTTGTATGTCGTCGTAGGCTCATATCCTTGCTGTATTAAATTTGTTGATGGGTTAAGAAGCATCTTACCGCATTCGACTAATCCAAGACCCGCTGGATTAGTATTTACAAAAGATTCTTGCTCGTATATTTCATAACTAAACTGCCCAGCTTGTGCTGTAGCAAATAAAGTTATCGTATTAAAAGTATATATGTTTATTCTCGTAGGATATAGACTCGTGTCTGACGTACTATTAACGATCGTTTTATACTCAACCTTAGTTGATACGTTCGTAAAAACAAAAAGATAGTAAGCATTAGCGATCGTAGTCGATTCGTTAAGCGTTACAAGTGTATCTGTTTGCTGACCTTTAGTATATACGAGCATCAACTATAGTGGCAAAAAAGTCGGTTTTGTTTCAATAAAAAAAGGCAGCCTATAAAGGCCGCCCTATATTTATATAACCCACATCAAAAAACTAAGTTAATAATGTCGCAAGGGTTGCATCGTCAACTTCATAGGCAAGATTCTTTTCATCACCTTCAAAAGTCAACTCGTAACCGTTACGATCAGCAAGTACCTTTCCGGTCTTTGCAGCTGCGGTTGTTAAAGTCAAACCATAATCAGAACCATACATCCAGTTAGTTGAATTTTCGTCAACATAAACAAAGATCAAACGATTTTGAGCAAGCAAGAAAAGTTCATTTCTCACGGCTACCGTCATTTTATTGATCGGGAATTTAATAGTCTGTTTGTTGCTAAGAGTACCCATCTCACGTGAAGCAGTTAGAGCTTCATCGCCTTCGCCTGTGTGAGCGATAAGATTGTACTTCTTAAAAGTTTTTGTAGCTACTTTTGTGATTGCTGTAACCACTCCGGCAGTTTGAGTAAAGGAGCTTACGTTATCAAATTCGATAACATATACTTCCTTCATCCCGCCATAATTGAGACGGCAGTCTAAGTTGTATCCCGTTGTTAAAGCACAAGCCATGTATTATATTATTTTTATAATATGTTATATGCTTAAAATTAATAAATTAAGGCGGGATATTTCACCCGCCTATATTATTTATCCTAAGTATAGAACGTTGTTAGCTTGACGAGCTACGTGAGCTGCGATAGTGAAAATGTGCTTTACAAACATATCTTCTCTATTGTTAGCTATTTTGTTGATTTCCATCTTGTTGATATCGGCAACTAGATCAGTACACCAAATCAAGTTTGAAGGAAGAGCAGCTATGATACAATTCTCAGGCAATGGTACGAATTTGATTTCGATTCCGTTGTAGAAATATTTATCAGCTTTGATATCAACACTAAACAAATCGCGATAAGTTGCACTTACGTTGAAGATGTTGATGAATTGCTTATGGCTATAAGGAGCGTAAAGGAAAGGCTTTTCGCTTTGAGCCAAAACAACTGCAGGGATTGCAGCGTAAACTTTGCCGTATTCAACCGCAACATCACCGCTATCGATTGTAGTTCCTAGAACTTTAACACGTAGACCTAGAGCGCCTCCGTTGTAGATCATTTTAGCAACTACACCATCGAACTGAGTAGCTGTTTGAGCAGCAGACCAAGTTTGTTCTGCAGCACTTACTTGAGTGTTTAAAACACCTGGAGTCAAAGCAGCGATTGAAACCTTAGTTGCAGCAGTGATACCAGTCCACCATTTAACCTCAGCATCCAAAGAAACTTCTTTACCATAAGCAGCCATAACGGTTCTTTCGAATTCGCTTGACATAATTTCCCAAGCACCAGGCTTCATAGATCTTTTGAAACGTGAAGGTCTCAAAGCGTTTGGATCGAACTCTTGATAAAACATAACCTTTGTAGGGGTTACAGCTGTATCAACAAATCCCAAAGTTCCTTGTGAAGTTGGAGCGCCAGAAGCGTATGCTTGCAGGGTTACGATTGCACTAGATTCAGTAATGATAGTCTCATTCTTTACATCTGTTTCGAATGATACAAGATTGTCAGCAACTGTTTTGTTTTCAAACAGAAGCTCTTCGAGAATTGGCTCATAGGCTTTGCCTCTGATGTCCACGATTGTTGCAGAAATTGCCATTGTTTATTTGTTTTTAGATTTTGAAATTTTAACTTCTTTATCGTCTTCGATATCGTCGGGGAATCTTTTTTTAAGATGCTCGAGTTGATCTTGACTTAGTTTTGATTCGTTTGTGAATGGGTTTGATTGTGGTCCGTAAGCCCAAATCTCAACACCATCTTTTATTTTTAATGCCATAAGTTATCCTTTTTGAGCGCGAAACTTTTCAAGAGGAGTCATTTCTTCAAATGCTTTAACTTGTTCTTTAGGTGCTTCGATGCTATTGTTTGCAATCTTTTCTACTAGAGAAAACATTTGCTTCAAAGATTCTTGCTGATTTTCGATTGTCTTAGCTTGATTTTCTACTAGTGCTTTCAAAGCGTTTACTCCGTTTTCCATGTCGCTAAACATTCCTGGAAGTTTCTTCATTGCTTCAACTTCTATTTCAACTGAAGGCTCAACAGATACAGGCTCTTTTACTTCTGTGATCAAACCACCGCTTACTACGATTACTTTACCATTTTCAAACTCATGCTCTCCGTCAGGAGCAGGTGCGCCATCTAAAGTAACTGATCCACCTACTTCGAGCTTATCTATAGAAACTACTGCGCCAGATTTAAGCTTGTAGTCTTCGAACTTTTGAGCTTCAACAGGAGCTGGAGCAGCTGCAACAGGTTGCATTTCTTCTCCGAATAACATTGATTTTATCTTTTCTATCGCGTCTTTTGTTGACATAATATGAGTATTTTGAATTAAGTGGCGAATTTTAATCGTTTGTTTCATTTAAGATCTCAACTATTTTTTCAAAGGTTATGTCGTATTTATCCTTTTTTTTCATCCCGAAGTTACCTTCAACGCTAAAACCTTTGATCAAACCGTCTTTAACCATTTGCCATGCTACGTCATTTTCGACAAACATAGAGCCAAAGAGAGTGCCATCTGCTAGATCTTCGAAGCCTTTCATAGGCATTATACCTCTGCTTTTATCGCTCTGAAATATCTCAAACAAAGTAACACCTGGGATCTGCATATCTGCTCTATGCATCAAATTAACATTGTTTTGAAATCCTTTCTTAGCTAATTTTATGGCTATCTTCTTTATCGTTTCTGGCGAGAAAAATACTTCGTACTCTCCCATCTCAGGATCGTTACGATAGATTTTTTGATTTGCGATCATTAGAGGGCCGCTAATAATACGCTTCTCTTCATCTTGGATTGCGAAGGCTTGCTCTGTAGGTTTGAAATGCTCCTCCCATAACGAAGAACAAATAGCAACTGCTTGCTCATTGCTTTTACCTTCATTTACGACATAAGAAATACATCTAGGTAAAAACTCGCTTTGATGCTCTCCTTTTGAAGGCTCGATAAAGTCTTCGCTAAATTTAAGGAAGTCTTTTTTAATGGCAGGCTTGTCCACTAAAGCTATAAAATCAACTTGCATATCGCTATCTACATTTTCATCGATAAGCATTTCGTAAACCGGTAATCTTTTCATTATTTTTATTTTAATTATTTTATCCTAATCTTGCTGCTCTTTGTAGTCTTTGCTGTCTTTCTGTGCTATTATTAATATCAGTATCTAATATAAACGCTCTATTTACACCACCTGCAGCCGCGTTGCCTATGCCTTGTATTGATTGCTGATTTAATTGAGTGCTAAACGCCATTGGTGCAATAGGTGAAGATGTTGTCGGCATTGAAGGAATTGAAGCACCACCTCCACCGCCTCCAGGTACTTGAGTTCTCATAATACCTCGAACTGCAGCAAAGCCTGAAGCTGCAGCCGTAACGGTAGCCGCGACTTTCGAGATAGTTCCGAATGGTTCTGGTATTATCGATTTACTTCTCCATATTTCTGTGATACCTAAAAACGTATTAATTAAAGCCGTAGCTGTGCCGAGAGCTTTACCTGCAGCAGTTTGTTTGCCTAATATCTCACCTACTGCGTTAAGTGCATCGCCAGTACCTTTTAAGGCATCTCTTTTTTGTTGCTCAAATAACAAAACATCATTCGCTGCTTCTTTTTCTTTTGTTATTTGATCATCTTTTAAATCAAGTGTTTTTTGTGCATCTGCTTCTGTATTAGCCCAATTCGCAGCCATGATTGCATCTTCATTCTCTGCGTCTTTTACGAGTTTTGCTGCAGCATCCTCAGCCGCCTTTTCTCTATTTTTTAAGACAAGCATCTCGAATTTAAATCCAGCTTGACGTGATGCTTCTCTGCCATCTTCGAGTTTCTTTAATTCGTCTGCTAATCTTTTAGCATTGTCTGCCCTTTCTTGCTGTTCTTGTTTCTGCGCAGCAGTTACTTGCTTCGCAATCCTTCTTAACTCAGTAGCTTTTTCTGTTTCTACATTTATTTGATCAATCCTTAATTTATTGATCTCTTCTTGATTCTTTAAAGCGCCATCTTTTTGAAGAGTTAATTGAGCGATCTTATTTTCAGTTACTCTTTTAGCAAGTTCAATATCGTCTTTAGCGTTTTGTTCTGCGTCTTTTTTAAGCTCAAGTAAAGCAGCCTTTCGCTTTGCTAGAGGTATTGATTCATCTGTAGCTTCTTCTCTAAGTATCGCTAATCTCTTTTGTCTTTCTGCTTGTTCAAGATCGTTTTGAAGTTGATCTTTTTTTAAGCCTTGAGCTTCTTTAGTAAGCTTAGCCATTTGAGAATAAGCGTTAACGGCTGCATTGCCTATATCTTGTAAGTCTTTTTTAGCTGCGCTAAAATTGAATGTGAAGACATTCTTTATCGCACTACCTACTTTGTCAAGATTATCAAGTAAGCTTTGAGCTGTTGCTTTAATACCTGCGAAGATCTCTTCAACCTTTTGCGCACCTGCGAACGTATTTGTAAAAGCTTTATAAAGTAATGCAAGCGTAGCAACAATAGCTGCGAGCATCAACCCTACAGGATTCGCAATGAGAGCTGTGAAGCCTTTTTTAAGTCCATCGATTCCATTTGCTACCATCCCTATCGGACCAGGCATCTTACCTAGAGAATCCTTTAAGTTGCTAAAACTCCCAGAGGCTTCTTTAGTCTTTTTCGATGTTGATTCGATAGCATCACCTGCGCCTTTAACGTTATTTTGTACGTTCTCGACGCTTTTACTAGTATCACCTGTTTCAACACTTATCTTCGCTTTTATATTAATATCAGCCATTAGTATATTCGATTAATTATTTTTAAAAGTTCCACGGAACAAACATCCTCATTCGTTGCGTTAAAATCGTTGATTTTATTCAACCGGTACAACACGCCATCGATCCAAATCAACCGCGCAAAATCCAATTTGTAAATGTCTTTGTATGCCAATTTCATGGTACATGTCAACAACCTTGAATCCTTGTCGGTTATTTCGGCCATGTATGCACTCCAATAATTGTTGAATAAGTTGTTAGCCGTATATGTAGAACCATCGATGTTCAATTCCTGCGGTGGCGCGAAACACAAATCGAATGTTGGAGTTCCTGGATCGTCCAAATGCCCGGCGTAACCATAATCGCTAAATGATGCGATCACGCTTCCGGCGATTCCATTTCGAATGTTCCAACCGGTTACCCCCGTGATTTTCTTTGCCTGCATGATCCGAATCACCGAATCCATCCGATCCTCGGCGTTGTTTGAATTCGACAATTTGAAAATCGATGCAAATGTTTTGTCAATTCCGGCGTATGTAGTCAATACCGAATTGGCAAAAA